ATGACCGCCACCACCCCGCCGCCGTACGACATCGGCGCCCTCACCGCCTCCTGGGTCCGATCCCTGCGCGCCCGCAACCTCTCCGCAAACACCCAGCGAATCTACGCGCGGGCCGCCGGCGAGCTGCGCACCTACCTCCTGGAGTACACCCCGGACTCCGACGTCCCGGACGCCCGGCCTGCTCCGACCGAACTGGAGGGAGAGAACGGGATCCACCGCGAGCACATCGAGGGGTACATCTCCGACCTGATGGAGAGGACCAGCCCGGGGAACGCGCACCAGCACTTCCGCTCGTTGAAGACCTTCTTCAACTGGTGCGTGGACGAGGAGGAGATGGACCGCTCCCCCATGCGCACGATGAAGGCCCCGTCCCTCCCGGACGTGGAGGTGCCGATCATCCCGGACGACTCGCTGAAGAAGCTGCTGTCCGTCTGCAAGGGCAAGGACTTCGAGGACCGGCGCGACACGGCAATCATCATGATGTTCCTCGACACCGGGGCCCGGCTGTCCGAACTGACCGACCGCACGGTCGACAAGCTGGACCTGGACATGACGGTGCTGCACGTCCTGGGAAAGGGGAACCGGGAACGGCCTGCACCGTTCGGGCGGGCAACGGCTGTGGCGATGGACCGGTACATGCGGGCCGCGTCGAAGCACATCGGGCGCGCGCTGGAGCCCACCGATCCACTGTGGTTCAGCAGTCGACGGAAGGACGCACTGACAATCTGGGGCGTGGGCACGATGATCGAACGCCGGTGCAAGGAGGCGGGGATCCCGCACATCCACCCGCACCAGTTCCGGCACACGTTCGCTCACCTGTGGAAGGTGCACCGCGGCGACGAGGACGCGCTGATGCGGATCATGGGGTGGCGGTCGCGGCAGATGCTGTCGCGGTACGGCGCGTCCGCTGGCGAGGAGCGGGCGCGGGCGCAGCATCGAGAGCTGAGCCCCGGCGACCGGCTGTGATGGGGGTTGCAGCCGGGCCGGGGCGCGGGCTTCAGTAGCCGTCCTCCGGGTGGCGGACAGTACGGGTGGCCGGCGGTTCGTCGTCGGCCTGCCCGTGCTCACCGGTGCCCCGCCTGGACCAGCGGTGCGAGTCGACCGCCTCTTGGAATACGTCCGTGAGTGCGGCGGTGATCTGCTCAGGTGGGTAGGAGAAATCGATGGCCAGCTCGTAGGAGCTGCGGCTGTCTCGTAGGGCGACGGGCGCCTCTCCGTGCAGGTCCTCGCTGGTGACGCGCACGTGCGGTACCCCTGTCATCCGACCCCCATTCCCGCGCATGCATATGCCGCACGCACGTTCGAATCGCACGAGGTCGGATCACTCTACGCGCATACGTGTCCTATTGGAGTCACCTAAACGGGTGCATGTGAAACCTGACGAACCACCAGGTTTCGTGTTCGATTTCTAGTCGACCGGCCGGGGGCGCTCGACGAAGGCTCGGACCGTCGGCATGTCCTCGGCTGCGCGGTCGGGGTCGTGCGCCACGCGGACAACGGTGTCGTCGTCACCGGGGTCGGCGTCGAAAGGATCGTCCACGACAACACCGACGTACTGCCGCATGGCGGCGAGCTGAACCTGAGCAAGAGGGACGCCGAGGCCGGCGGCGATGGCACCGAGTACCTCGGGGGTGATCTTTACGCTGTGGCCCTGGACGAGGTTGCCTGCCGTGCTCTTGCTGATGGATGTCCCGCTGACGGGGTCGACGGCGGCTTGGGCGAAGGCGCGGATCGTGAGTGCGCGCCCGTCCCCTACGTGCTCTTGCACGAGGCGAGTGAGCGCGTCGCTGTGATCCGGCATCAGATGAGCCCTTTCGCGTCCATGTGTCCACACTGACCCCGTGTTCGACGACCAAACATCCCGGTCAGACACGAGTAAGGCAACCCTGCCCGTGGACAGCCATTGTCCACGACTTTGGACACGGAGTGCCATGGGGGTACCGCGTTTTGGCGCGATGCCGACGAACTCGCCGGAGATTCCCTGTCCACGAAACTGGACAAGCGCTGTTCTAGGTGTCACTCTTGAGTCGTCCAGAAACGTGGACAACGAAGGAGAACCGTGGCGAAGCGCTACCGACTGCACGACGGATACCTGCTCAGAAGGCTGCTCGACGGCCATCAGGAGGGGGAGCCCGCGAGCGTGAGGGAGCTGGCCGCCCGCACCGGGCTCAGCAAGAGCAAGGTGCAGGCCCTCGTAGACGAGGACCGGCCAACCGTCACGGCAGAAGAAGCATTCAGCCTCGCAGGGGCGTACGGACTCGCGCCCCGCGCACTCGTACACCCCCAGTCCATGTCCATGGACATGGACGCAGATCCGGTCACCTGCCCCCGAAAGGACAGAACCGATGGACTCCCTGACTCCGGAGCAGCGCTCCCTCCGAGCCCGACTCGCGGTGCAGACGAGCTGGGCGAACACGCTCGACCCGACGAGCCGGACGGCGAAGGCCCGTGCCGCGGCCAACACCCGGTTTGAGCGGCAGGCCCGCGAACTGCACCCGGGCGCGACGGACGACCAGATCGCCCGCGTCGCAAAGCACCTGCGCTCGGCGCACTTCTCCCGCATGGCGCTCGCCTCGGCGAAGGCCCGCGCGGCGAAGACCCGGCCGGCGGCCCAGGCCGCCTGACCCGGACAGCACAAAGGGCGCCAGGCCGTGCCGGGCCCGACGCCCATCGACACCCTCACCAACCAGAGAGACGAGGACATCGTGTCTGTACAGAGTATCCGTCCGACTGATCTGCCTGCCGGTCACCGGCGGACGGTTCACGTGGACGTGGCGATCCCGATCCCGTCGGACCCGCAGTTGTTCGTTGCGGCCGAGCATGGGTCGCGCTGGAAGCTGGCCGGGACCGACGCCGCTGGTGGCCGGTTGTTCGTGCCGGAGCTGGTCGACCCGGAGAAGACGCCGCGCTGGGTGTGGGCGCGGGAAGCGGAGCTGGTCGAGGTTGTCGGCGAGCTGGTCCCGTTCGGCGGTGCGGCATGAGCGCCCCGATGAAGCCGGACCGCGAGCAGGAGATCCGGGCCCGTGAGCAGGCGGCGACGCCTGGCCCGTGGCAGAGCGACGGGGCGGAGATCTACGGGACGCTCGGTGGTGTCCTGATGATCGACCTGTGGGTTGGCGAGACCCTCGACATCGAGAACCAGGCGCGGTCGAACGCTGACGCGGCGTTCATGGCGGATGCCCGGTCGTCGGTGCCGGAGTTGCTGGCCGAGGTCGACCGGCTGCGGGCCCGGGTCGCCGAGCTGAAGGCGCAGGCGAACTGCCCCTCGCAGATGACGGTGTCGTCCGGCACCTCCCGGTGCGCGCTCCCCGTACGACACGGCGGCGACCACCGGAACGCGGAGAAGAACCACCACTGGTCCGACGAGTACGACGACGCCACGCGCGTCCGGCCCGTCGAGGACCCGCACGATTCGCCGCTGCACCACACGTACGCGCTGGGCCGCGACCGGCCGTACTTCGAGAACCCGGGCGTCCCCACCCCCGAGGAGCGCGGCACGTACTGCCCGCACGGGGTGATGGTCGCAGGCCCCGTCAGCCCCAACGTCTTCATGGTCGTCGACCCGTGGCCGTGCGACCAGCCCGGTTGCACCCGTGAGCGGTTCGAGCGCGTGCAGGCCGAGGTTGAGGCGGAGCTGGCCGAGGCCGAGTCGGGCGGTGCCTCGTGAACGGCTGGCAGATCGTCGCCGGGTCGACCGTCGCCTACGCCCTGTGCGCCATCGGTCTCGTGCTCGTCCTCAACGGCCACCACCCGATCACCCACCTGCTGGAGATCCTGCACCGCCTCGGAGGCCACTGATGGACGACGACCTGACCCCCGAGGACGGGCCGACCCCCGACGAGCAGGCCGCCGCCGAGGACGGGTTCACGTCCGGTGTCCGGTGGATGCCGTCGCAGATGCGGCACCCGTCGTACGCGGCGACCCGCGCGTACCTGGCCACCAACCCGCTGCCCCGGCAGACCCGGAGGGCGGCATGAGGACCCCGACCGACGCCCGCCTGGCGGTGCTGCGCGCACTGGTCCGGGACTACCAGGGGTCCATCACGACCCGCATGGTCCAGCAGCTGTACGTCAGCAAGTTCGGCCCCGGGGACTGGCGCGGCAAGGCCCGCCAGGACTTGGCGCAGCTGACCGGTGAGGGCCTGCTGATCTGCGACGACACCGACCCCGCCCGCCGGGTGCACCGGCTCAACCACGCCCACGGAGGCACCCGATGAGCGCCGACACCAGCACCGCGCACCAGCCCCTGTACGCCCCGGAGCGGGACAGCACCTACGTGCCGACGCTCGGCATCCTCCTGGACTGCGCCCGCGACGAGCTCGCGCAGTACGCCAACGCCAACATCTACAACGCCCGGGAAATGCTCAGCGCCGCCGTGTCCCACCACCTCCGTCTGCGGCAACTCGTCGCTGCTCTGGACGCGGAGGCCTCCCGTGGGTGACACGTTCGGCGGCGAGTACCGCCGTCCCCGCAACGATGGCATCGGCCACTCGCGCCGCGAACTCCAGGACCGCGCGTCGTACGACTGCGACCGCCCGGCCGGGGTTTCCTGCCTCCTCATCGCCCTCCCGATCAGCCTCGCCCTGTGGGCCGGGCTCATCGCCGGAGCCCACGCCCTGATCGGAGCCATCGCATGACGACCACCGACATCGCCAAGGCCGGGGGCTCCCTGGCCATCCGCCCCGACCAGCTCGGCTGGACCGACGAGCAGGCCGCCGTCCTCCGCCAAACCGGCATCGACAACGACGTGACCAACGCCGAGCTGGCCAGCTTCCTGCACCTCTGCCAGCGCACCCAGCTGGACCCGTTCTCCCGGCAGATCTACCTCATCGGCCGGTGGGACAACCGGCAGAAGCGGAAGGTCTTCACCCCGCAGACCGGCATCGACGGCTACCGGGTCATCGCCCACCGCGTGATCGCCGAGACCCGGCACACCTTCGGCTACGAGGACACCCTGTGGTGCGACTCGAACGGCCAGTGGCGGGACGTGTGGTTGTCCGCTACCGCACCGGCTGCCGCGAAGGTCACGGTCCTCCGGAACGGCCAGCGGTTCTCCGCCGTGGCCCTGTACCGCGAGTACGTGCAGACCGACCGCAACGACAACCCCACCCGCATGTGGGCCAGCATGGGCGCCAATCAGATCGCGAAGTGTGCCGAGGCGCTGGCGCTGCGGAAGGCGTTTCCGCACGACCTGGCCGGGGTGTACACGGCCGAGGAGATGGCGCAGGCGGACAACCCGTCGGCCGAGGAACGGCACCTGCGGAAGGTGGAGCCGGGCCAGGGCGACCCGTGGGAGACGGCCGCTCCCGGCCGTGACTTCCTGACCGAGGCCGAGACTGCGCCCGACGTGGATGCCGTCCGGCAGATCTGGGGCGAGGCGAAGCAGGCGGGCATGCCGGACCCCGTGCTCAACGGGATCGTCGAGATCGGCAAGTTGAAGGCTGCTCCCGAGGCCGAGCCCACCCCCGGGCCGGAGGCGAAAGACGAGGGCGTGGTCGATGCCGAGGTGCTGAGCCCCGAGGACGACTACGCCGACGCCGTCGCCGAACTCCGCGCCGCCGCCGAAGCCGCCCACCTCGACGACTTCGACAACGGCGTCACCGGCGCCCTCGGCATGCCGCTCGCCGACGCCCCCGTCGCCGCGATCCGCGCCCTCGCCGCACAGATCCGCCCCGCCGCCTGACACAGCACAACGGGCGGCCCCGCTCGAACCGGAGCCGCCCACAAGGAGCATCCCATGAACATGCAGCAGTTGGCCCTCGAAGAGGCCGCGCTGAAGACCCTCGCCGACACGGTCATGGACCGGCTGAAAGCCGTAAAGGCCGAGATGCAGGAAGCCCTCACCGAGGGCGGGGTGGGCAAGGTCGACGCCACCCTCCCCGACGGCACGAAGGTCGCCGTCATCTCCCGCACCGACTCGAAGCCGGCCGCCGTCGTCACCGACCCGGAGGCGTTTCTCGCCTGGGTCCGGGCCAACCGGCCGACCGAGGTCACGACCCGCCTCGTCACCGAGGTCCGTCCCGCGTACACCACCGCGCTGCTCGCCGAGATGACCGCCGCCGGGACCGCCGAGGTGTCCGACAAGGAGACCGGTGTGGTGGACGCGGTGCCGGGGGTGGAGATCCGGGCGACCCGGTCGACGACGCACTCGGTGCGGCCGACGAAGGACGGCAGGGACCTGATCGCCGAGGCGTGGCGCACGGGGGCGCTCGGCCACCTGAACCTCCCCCAGCTCGCCGCCGCACCGCAGGAGGCGTGATGTTCATCCGCCGCTCTACCTACCTCCGGCTCGTCGGCCGCGCCGATGCCTACGCGCAGGACGCCCGCAACGCCCGCCGCAGCGAGCAGGACGCCCGTAACGAGGTCACCCGGCAGGTTGCTCTCGCCGAGGTGCGGCAGGCCGACCACGACCGCACCGTCGCGGGCATGGCCGCCGACCTGGCCGCCGCCGAGCGCCGGGTGGCCCGGCTCCAGGCCGCGTACGACAACGCCGTCGGCCTCGACAACCCGACGCTGGACCTCGGCGCGCACTGGCAGACCAGGCGGGCCGACAAGCCCCGCACGGAGGTGAGCGCGTCGTGAGGGCCCGTGCCGACGTCGTCGCCCTGATCCGTGACGGGAAGTCCGACCGGGCCATCGCCCGCGAACTTGGCGTCTCCCGCCGCACCGCCGGAATTGTCCGCCGCACCGTCGGCGCCCCGCCGGCCAAGACGGTCTACACCCTGACCGCCGAGCAGATGTGGCACACCTACGCCCGGCCCACGTACACCGGCGGCCACATGGACTGGACCGGCCCGACGAACCACGCCGGAACGCCGGTCATCAAGCGCCAGCACGTCACGTACAGCGCTCGCGGGATGGCGTTCCGCCGCCGGTACGGGCGGGACCCGGTCGGCTACGTGCGGGCCACCTGCGACCGCCCGGGGTGCGTCGCCGAGGAGCACGTGGCGGACGCCCCGATGCGGGCCGAGCTGAACGCCCAGTACAACGCGATCTTCGGAGGTGCCCGATGAGCACGACCCTGTTCAAGGTCACCCGGTCCCACACCGCCCCCGACACCCTCGGCCGAGCAGTCGACTGGCGCACCCTCGGCAACTGCTCCACCGCCCCGAACGACGACCTGTGGTTCCCCGAGGCCACCGACAAGGCCACCGCCCGCGCCGCCATCACCGTGTGCCTGTCCTGCCCCGTCCTCCTGCTGTGCCGCCAGGCCGCGGCCGACGAGGAGCGCGGCGACGGAAAGCAGTCCCGGTACGGCATCCGCGGCGGGCTCACCCCCGTCCAGCGGTGGGTGGCCGACTCGCATACCCAGGCCGGGAAGGGCAAGGGCGGGCGCCGTCTCGCACCGTGCGGGACGAACGCCGCGTACGACCGGCACGTCCGCAGCGGCGAGCAGCCGTGCGATCCGTGCCGCCGGGCGCACAACGAGCGCAACGTCCAGGTCCGGGCCGAAGCCCGCCACCGCCAAGCCGCTGCCGCCTGCGGGACCCGCGGCGGCTACCAGAAGCACCGGCGCAACGGCGAGGCCGCGTGCACCCCGTGCCGGCAGGCCAACGCGGACGCGGACCGCCGACTCCGCAACACCGGCACCACCACCGAACGGAGCGCCGCCTGATGGACCAGAAGGAAACCGGAGATCTCGTCTTCGAGGCTCTCGCCCACGCCGTCGACGGCAACGCCTCCGAGGCCGCAACCGCCCTGATGACGATCGGCCAGGCGTCCGACGACAACCGGATGTACGGCGTGTGCTGCGCCATCGCGTCCGCCGGAACGCACGCCCTCGGCCTCGTCTACGGCGACCGGGCGCCCAAGCCCGGCACCACCGACATGTACGTCCTCCAGGAGCTGGAGCCGGGGGCTATCGAGGCGGACCCGCCGAAGGCGTTCGCGGTCCGGTTCCTCACCGCCTACGCCAACGGCAACACGGACACCTGCCTCGCTCTGTTCGAGGCCGCCCTCCGTGCCTCCGACGACGAGTACGTCAGCTCGGTGTGTGCGCTCCTCGCGGACGTCGCCGGGATCTACCGCCTCGCGCTCGACCGCTGACCCCTCCGGCCCGGGGCCGCCGCGCCCCGGGCCACCACCCGCACCACCGCAACCGAGAGAAGCCGCACATGTCGTGGTTCAAGATCGACGATGGGTTCCACTGCCACCCCAAGGTGTTCGCAGCGGGCACCCCGGCGATCGGCCTGTACGTCCGCTGCGGGTCCTGGGCGGCACAGCAGGTAACCGACGGCGTGGTCCCCAAGCACGTCGCCAAGATGTACGGCACGCCCCGCATGATCAAGGCCCTGGTCGACGCCGGGCTGTGGCACCAGAAGGGCCACGGGTGCGAGTCGTGCCCCGAACTCGATGCCAACTCGTACGCGATTCACCAGTATTTGGAACGCAACCCGAGTCGAGTTGAGACCGAGTTGGCACGCAAGTCCAAGTCGGAACGGCAACAACGGTGGCGTGAGGGCAAGAGGAAAGAGCAGGTCAACCAGGGTGACGCTCCGAATGTAGACGGTGATGTAGACGCGTCTACCTCGCGTCACGGTGACGCTGCCCCCGACCCCACCCGCCCCGACCCGACCCCGGTTCCTCCTACGGAGGAACCACCCCCCTACCCCCCGCAGGCCGACGGCCACCTCCCCGCCGTCTACGGCCAGGCCCCAACGGCAGCAGCAGTAGGCCCCGACTGGCTCCAGCCCCTCACCGCAGCCATGGGCACCGCCGGCATGCACGTCCCCTGGAAGTTCAAGGGCGACGACCTCATCCGGCTCCACAACGACATCCAGCGCCTCGGCATCCCGCTGATGGTCGAACAGGCCGCCCGCGGCTGGCAGTCAGCCCGCACCCCGGTCGTATCCAGCCGCTTCTTCTACGACAGCTGGCACGCCCTCCCCACCCCCGCGCCCACCCCGGACGGACGGCCCAGCCTCCGATCCGTGACCGGCCCCAGCAAGACCACCTCATACCTCGAATCGATGGCCGCCATCGCCGACGAACTCCGCGCAGCAGGAGGCACCCAGTGAACCCCGACCAAATCCCCCAGCTGATCGCGCAGATCGCCCTCGCCGACGCCCGCGTTCGCCGCGAGGACCCCACCGAACAGCGCGCCCAGATCCTCATGTGGGCAGGCATCCTCGCCGACGTCCCGTACGACTACGCCATCGCCGCCGCCCAGCGCCACTACGCCAAGAGCACCTGGCCGATCCTGCCCGCGGACATCGCCACCCAGTGGGCCGCGACCGTCCGCGACCGCATGCAGCGCGACGTCGACCCCGCCCCGCCCGTCGACCCCGACGACGAGGCCGCCTACCGCCAGCAGCTCGCCGCCCACCGCCGCGCCGTCGCCACCGGGCAGGAACCGCCTGTCGAGCACAAGGCGCTCACGTCCGGGCCCGCCGCCGCGGAAGCCGAGCGCCGCCTCAAGGCGTTCGGCCGATACATCCCCCCGTCCGTCGACGACGTCCTCGCCGCCTACCGGCCCCGCCGCGCCGCCCGCATCGCCACCATCCGCGAGGGCCGCCCCGACGCCCTCGGTGTCGCCTGCCCCATCGAGACCTGCCGCGCCGACGTCGCCATGCCCTGCACCCGCCCCGGCAAGGGCCACGGCCGGCACGAGCTCGCCGGACCGCACCCGTCCCGCGTGGACGCCGCAGCGGCGGCCGCCGCGTGACGACCGCCCTGGACCGGGCCCGCGCCCTCCTCGACACCCCGCCGCCGGACCCCGTCCGTGGGCCACCCGTGACGGTCTCCGCGAGGCAATCCCGCCGGCATACACCCAGTTCCTCGGCGAGCAGGCCGCCGCCCAACTCGCCCCGCACACCACCCCGTGACCAGCAAGACGCCCGCCCCGGCGCGTATCCGGGGCGGGCGCCCACCGCACACCGTATCGACCACTTGGAGGCACCCGATGACCGACACCGCCCCCACCCCCGCTGACCGCCCCGCCGACCAGCTGCGCGCCGTCATCGACGTGCTGGGGGACGCGCAGTCGTACCTGTCCGCGCTGCACGGGCACGTCGCCCGGCACGACAACCTGGGCGCCGATTTCACGTGCGGCGGCTGCGACCTGCACGCCCGACTCGCGCCTGCCCTGGCGGTGGCCCGGCAGCTCCTCGGCACCACCGTGACCGCCGAGTGCGGCTGCGACCCGGCACCGCACCGCGAGGACGACGGCACGTACTCCCACTGGGCCGGGTGCCCGGTCGCCGACGAGCAGCAGGCCGCCGACCTCACCGCCGAGGAAGCCCGCGACCTGGCCGCCGACCTCAACACCGAGCTGTACCAGGCCCGCGACGCGTTGGCGTTCGTCGGGGAGTGCTGCGACATCGCCGACCGGGCACAGCGCCCGGTCACGACGGGGGACGTCCGGGAGTGGCTGAAGGGGGCCCCCTGCGGGCGGCAGCTCCTCGGCACCACCGAGGGCGAGGGCGGCCCGTCGCCCGCCGCCGCACCTCTGGCCGAGGTGTGGACCGTGTGGCGCGAGGACGAGCCCGTCTACGCCCACTACACCACCGAGGACGACGCCCGGCAGGGAACGATCGACTGCTGGCAGGAGGACGAGCCGTCGTGCCCGGACTACAGCTGGCGGAAGGACGGGCCGCGCCTGGAGCTGGTGGTGGGCGGCGAGTTCGGTGGGGTGTACGCGTCCCGGCACCGGGTGTACGGAGCCCCGCCCGCGCCTGTCGACCGGGCCGCCCTGCTGCGTGCCGCCGCCGACACGGTGGAGGCCCTGCCCGTCCCCGACACCAGCCCCGGCCGGGCGCTAGGAGCCACGTGGGCCCTCGACCAGATCCGCCGCCTGGCCGGCGACGCTGCCGTCGGGGTGCTGGACGCGCCTACCGACCGGGCCGCGATCCTCACCGAAGCCGAGCGGACGATGCTCAACTACGCGCTCAACCAAGCCCAGCTGAGGATCTGGGCCGGACACGGCAGCCACACCGAGGAAGAGCAGGCCGCGCTGGTCTCGCTCCGCCGCCTGGCCGGCGGGGCTGCCGCCGGGGTGCAGCCGCCCACCACCAGCGAGGCGCACCCCACCACGACGCAGTGGGCGGTTGAGCTCTACGACCCGCGCCACAGCACGTGGGTGGGCACGACCCGGTTCCACACCCCGGAAGTGGCCGCCGACGCTCAGGCGGCCTACGAAGAGAACACCCCGACGTGGACGGACGGCTCCCCGGTACGGCGCCGGATCGTTCGCGTGACGACCACGTACACCGTTCAGCCGGAACCCGCTGCCCCTGCCGCGCCCGAGGAGCCCGCCCCCGCCCCGCAGTGCAGCGCGGCCCTCCTCCCCGCGACCGACGAGGCCGTCGACCGCTGCGTCCGCCACGGAGCCCACGACACCCACGCCACCGCCGCCGGGGTCCGCTGGCCCAACGACGAGGACCCGGAGCTGTGACCGGGCCGCGCACCACCACCCCCGCCCCTGCTGCCGGGTGATCCCGGCCCACACCACGGAGACAACCATGACCGAGTCGGCCACCATCACCGACCTTCGCCGCGAGCTGGAGAAAGCCTGGCTCGCCCTCGACGCCGCACAGCGACACCTCACCGCCCACGCCGAGATGAACGCCGCCCTCCACTGCGCCGAGCAGGTCTTCCACTCCCCGCTCCACGCCAAGGTCACCGCCGCGCTCCAGGGCATCGACCACGCCCTCAACCGCACCAAGCCCCCCGTACCCCTCGCCGAGTGGGCGCAGGACCACTCCGACGCGCACTGCCTGTGGCGGGCCCTGCTCGCCGACCTCGACCGGTGCCAGCACGGCCGCCACCACGGTGACGCCTGCGGACCCGCCGACGAGTGCAACGGAACGTCCGCCGGCAACCCGCACCTCCGCCCCGGCACGGTCATCGGCTACGGGCTGCGCCGCGACGCGATCGTCATGCCCGACCCCGACCGCAAGCACGACGTCGACGCCTGGCGGCAGCCCGCCGCCTGACCGCCCCTGCTGTGTGGCCGCCCCACCCCCGGGGCGGCCACCAACCCGGAAGGACCACAACCGTGATCGCCCAACTCACCTGGCAGCCCACCGACACCGACCAGCCCGAAACCGTCACCATCGGCATGCCCGCACCCTGGCTCGACGAGTTCCAGATGCTGCGCAGCCGTGGCCACGACTTCGGCGAGGCCGTCGCATGGATCCCCACCCGCAACAGCGACGGCACCTACACGCCGCGCCTGTTCCGGCTGGTCCGCATCCTCAACGTCACCGAGGGGGCCCGGTGACCACTTCGCCCCGCCGACGCCCCGCCCGCTACCGGTCCATCTACGTCAACGGCTGCCCCGTCTGGGAATGCGGCCGGTGTGGTGACCGCCAGCCCCCGGGCACCCGCGAAGCCGACCTGCGCCGCCACGAGAACACGTGCGGCCAGAACACCGAGGGGGCCCGGTGACCACCCTGCCGCGCGACCTGAACGCCTGCGGATTCAGCTCCGAGACCATCGCCGCCGAGTACGAAACCGACGCCGCCCTGCAAGAGGCCGGCCTCGACATGAACGACCCGTACTTCAACGCCGCGTGGGTCGCCGAGCAGGAGCAGCGGCAGGCCGACTGGGAACAGACCCGGGCCACCCCGTGACCGCCGTCCTCCTCGTCACCGCCCTCGTCATCCTCACCACCGCCACCCTCACCGGCCACATCGCCAACCCCCGCCAGGCACAGCAGCGGCGAGCAGCCCGCACCGCCGAGCAACAAGCCCGCGCCGGCACCGCCCACCAAGACGCCGCCACCCTCGCCGCCGCTGCGATCCGCGAAGGGTGGACCGACCCGACGAAGGAGCAGCCCCAATGAGCACCGAGCTCGACCACCTCCTCGACCGGGCCGAACGCGGCGTCCTCCTCCCCGAGGAGAGCGCGCGGCTCCGGACCCTCGTCGGCCACCTTGTCGCCGGGCAGTGCACCGACCAGCTCGCCGTCTGCAACGCCCACCACCTGCCCCCGGTGGCCGGCTACCCGTACCCCCGATGCCGGGCCGCACGCGACCGCGACCAGCGCGCAGCCACCGCCTGACCCCGCCAACTGTCCCGCCGCACTGTCCGCCGAGGAGCGCCGACCATGATCACCCTGCCCGAGTTCCTCGACGGAACCACCCCCCACTGCGGCCCAAACACCGCGCCACTGTTCGACAGCACCCACCCCGCCGACGAGGAACGCGCCGCCGCGATCTGCGCCGGCTGCCCCCTCCGCTCCGCCTGCGCCACCCACGCCCTGACCGTCCCGGAGGAGCGCGGCACGTGGGGTGGGCTGACCGCGCACCAGCGGCGCCGGGTGCTGAGCCCGGACGACGGGACGTGGCTCGACGCGCAGGGGCGCGTCCGACTGCCCTGCGGCTCGTTTCCCGCCCTCATGGCGCACCGTCGGTACGCGGAGACCTGCGACCGCTGCGAGGCCGCCCAGCAGGCGCGTACGGCCACGCGTCGGCTGCGGCGCCTGGAGGAGGAGCACGCCCTCGGCGGGTCCGAGGCCGGGGCCAAGCTCCACCGGCGCATGGGCGAGCCCGCGTGCGTCCGATGCCGGGCTGCTGAGGCCCGCCTGTCTGCCGTCCGGTACGCCGCCCGCCGCATGAACACGCCCCGCCCCGTGCTGGCGATGGCGTCATGACCACCACTCCGAAGGGAACCCGCATGCCCGCCGACCCGAACCACCGCGCCCTGCTCCGTGCCGTCGAGAAGCTGACGACGCAGGTCAAACGCATCGCCGACACCATGGAGCCGCCCGTCGTCGTCGCCGACGACGGGGCACAGACGACGAGCGACGACACCCCGCTGCCCTGGCCCACCCCGCCGTACAAGCTGTGCTCCGCCTCCAGCCACGGAGCACTGGGCGGCACCGTCGGCCCGTGCGTTCTCCGGTACCTGCATGACGGACCCGTCCACGTGGCCGCTGACGGAGCAACCTTCGCGGCCACCGGCGGCAGGATCGCCCCATGGATGCCGACCTGCGAGTCCGGGCGCCACTACCACCAGCACGCGGGCGAGACGTGCGACAGCGTGGACGCGTTCACCGAGCGCGTCCAGGACTGGGCGCAGCGCCTGGCCGTCCCGGACATGCAGCACGTCACCGCCACCATGCGCGAGAACGAGCAGCTCCGCACCGAACGAGACCGGGTGCGGCGTCTGGCCGAGCAGTGGAAGCACGCCAGCGACCGGAAGCATGGGCCGCTCCGCGAACTCCTCCAGGCCCTCGACGGGCCGACGCAGTAGCCACGTCAGTACGGGAACTATCCGATCCCCGACATCGTCCACACCATCACACCAACCGCCACAAGGAGCACCATGAGCAGCCTCAACGAGCACGTCAAGCGCAACAGCAGTCAGACCGGCAGAGACACACGGACGGCGCTCCTCGCTGCCATCGGCAAGGAGGTCGAGCTGGCAGACGAGACGGCCCACGAGGAACGTCGTGCCGCCCGCCTCAAGACGCTGGCCGAGGCGTACGCGCTGGTCGTCTACGGCAAGAGCGCCGGTACGGCCGCCAGCTGACCTGACGCAGCAGAGACGCCCGTCACCCACCAGGGGCGACGGGCGTCGTCACGCCGTCATCAGGTCAGGACGCGTACCGGGTCACCTTCGTCACCTTGCAACTGATCTTCCCCGACACCTGCGTCAACCCCTGCGCCTTCTCCTTCGACACCTGATCCGGCGCCAGATTGTTCAACGCCGCCGTGCCCTCACCCAACCTGGTGCCGTCCTTGTCGACGAACTCCACGCTGATGATGTAGTTCGACGCCTTCGACGACCGGTTCGTCACGTCCAACGACGCCGACGGCCACTGCGTCATGCCGTCCACCTCGCACTTCGTGATCTTCACGTCGCCCTCAGGGCCGGACGGCTCCTTCGCCTTCGCCGGGGCCTCCTCCTTCGGCTCCTCTGCGGGCTCCTTCTCGGGCGCACCGGCGGCCGGCTCCGACACCGCCGACGCCTTCGACGACGCCCCCTTGCCCCCGTCGTCACCACCCGACGCCACCGCGCCGACAACACCGATCACCACGAGCAGCCCGACGACACCCAGGCACCCGAACCCGATCGCCTTCCCGGCGTTGCTCTTCTTCGGGGCCGGCGGCTGCTGGCCACCCCACCCCGGCTGCTGCTGACCCCAACCCTGCGGCTGCTGGCCCTGCGGATACTGCTGCGACATGGCGTCCCCCTGGGATCTCCGTCTACGTTCGCGCACCGTACGAGACGAGCGGACCCGGCGTCTCCGGAAGTGACAGAACCGTGACGACGACGCGGCGACGACGTGTCGCTGACGGCCCGTCTGGACGACGACGACACCCGTCAGTTAGGCTGCTGCTCGCACCGACACCGATAGCAGCGGGTCGGGCCAACAACCAAAAAAAGCGGGCCCAGACGACACGGATAGCAGCCGTGGTCTGGACCCTCACCACCCGGAGAATGGACCTCCCGATGGCTGACCAGCACCTTAGCGCGCCGTCCCCCCGCGACGGCACCCGTCCCCCCTGGTACGCGCGCACCGCGACCACCGTCGGACGCCCCGCGGTACTCACCGCCACCCTGATCATGTCGATGCCCGGCGAGTACAAGGTCGCCCGCCTTGCTGGCTGGTCCGACCCCTGGGCCTACGGCATGCCGTTCGCCCTCTCCGCCTACGCGGGCATTGCCGCCGTCGTCGCCGCCACCCGCCCCAAGGGCGCACGCGGCAGGTTCTCCGCCCAGCTCGGCGCCGGGTTCGCGATCGTCCTTGCCCTCGCCGCGCAGGTCGTCGCGCACCTCGTGCAGACCGGGCACATGAACGGAAACCAGGCCTGGCTCATCGCCATCACGAGCATGGTGCCCCCGGCGGTGCTGGCGCACCTGCTGCACCTCGCCGCCACGCCGACGCCCGTCACGACCCCGTCGACCAGCGTCGATGCACCCGTCGTCAAACGCGTCGAGACCCCCGTTGAGCAGGCGCCCGCCCTCCCGCCCCGCCCGAAGCAGGCACCGCAGCTACCCGCCGAGCCCGCCGAGGAGCAGCCTGTTCGCCGCATCGTTTACCGCGACCCGCGGTGCGCAGCGATTCGGCCTCTGTACGAGCACGGCACCCGGCCCGGCACCGCCGCCATGCGCGCCGCCCTCGCCATGTCCGGCCACGGCCGCGTCGGCGACTCCACCATCCGCGGCACCATCCGCGCGGAGATCGAGGAGAACGAACCGCACCTCGCCCTGCTGCCGCCCGCACTCCACGGCCGCACCGCATAGCCCAGTGGTCGCCGCGTTCTTCGTCGGCTCCACCGTGCTCGGTCTCGTAGGCCTCGCCTACGTCTGCCTCGACGACCTGCCGCGTATCGCCGGGTCCGTTGCCCTCGTGCTCACCATCGCCGCGTTCGGCGCGGCCATCCTCCGCTGAGGACACCCCATGCCCGAGCCCATCATCCCGACGCGGATCATCCCCGGGGGAGCGCCGCTCCCCTCCGGACCGCCTCCGCCCGGCGCCGTCCCCCCGTGGCGCGAGCCGGCCGCACCTCCGTCGCCTCCCCCGCCCACGCCACCCGCAGTCGCCACCCCGGCACCTCCGCCGCTCCCCGACCCCGTCGTGCACGTCCACGTGGTCCTGCCGTACGAGCCCGAACCGGAGCCCACCCGCAGGGAACAGCTCTGGCAGTGGCTCACCAGCATCGGCCGCCCCTGGCAGATCGTCGGCGCGCTGACCCTCGCCTCCCTGCCGGTCTTCGGCGGCCACAGCATCGCCACCCTCTGGGCGTCCGGCGTCGCCGAAGCCCGCGCAGAGGAAGGCCAGGACGCCGCATACGCCCTCGCCCTCACCCCCCTGGCCATCGCCGTCATCCGCATCGTCCAGGACGGCGGCACCCTCGGCCGCCTCCTGCTCCTCGCGATCAGCCTCGTCGGCTTGGCCGGAGCCATCGACCTGTACGACCCCGTCACCTGGATCACCGGAGTGCAGCCGTCATGACCACCACCCAGACCGGCGTCAGCCTCGCCGCCTGCGCCATCGCCATCGCCATCCTCGGCACGCAGCTCCGCAAGTGGTGGGTCGGCGGACGCGCCTGGAAAGACCTGCTCCCCACCGTTCAAGGATTCGCCACCGGCGGCCTCGCCACGATCTGCGTAGGCGGCCTCGGCGGCTGGCTCGCCGGATGCGTCCGCCAGATCGCGAACGGCGGTGGCTCCAAGGCCGTCACCGGGGTCACCGGCACCGAGTCCAGCACGCCCATCGCCGCGTCCTCCCTGGGCCAGCTCACCGAAGAAGGCGGCGTCGTGGTGTTCCTCCTCGCCGTGCTGCTGTTCATCACCTACAAGGCCGCCAGCAAGGACGACAAGGGCAAGCTCCTGGGGGCCATGGCCGCCGGGATGATCCTGTGCGTCACCGCCGGGGTCGTCGGCATGCTCGACGGCCTCCCCGACCTCGTCAATGGACTCGGGCTCTCCGGCCGCAACATGCTGGAAGGGAACGCCTGATGAGCGACCCCACCGCCATGCAGCGCCGCGCCCGCACCCTCACCCACGGGCAACGCCTCCTCCTCCGCCGCATCGGCCACCGCGCCGCCGCGTGGGTCCGCGCCGGCCGCCGCGACGACCTCGACGGGGTCGCCGCGATCCTCGGCTGCGTCGTGCGCCTGGCCGTCCTCGCCGCCGGGGCGTACGGGGCGTGGCTCCTCATCCGCCGGTGGCCCGCCGTCCTGTGGGCCCTCGTGCCCCTGTGGTGCTGGGCCGCGATCCGCGCCATCCCGAAGGAGACCGCCGAGCAGCCCACGGACGAAGAGGACGACTCCGAGCCCGCTCCGGCCGCCGTGGAAGCCCTCGCGCTCCCCACCCTCCAGGACGTCAGCGATGCCGTCTCGAAGGTCGGTACACCGCACGCCCATCTCGCCGTCCTCGCCGAGGCGCTGGGCACCACCACCGACCGCGTCCGCGAGGCCCTCGCCGAGCACCGCATCCCGGTGGAGCCGGTGAGGATGCGCGGCCGGGGCTCGTCGACCGGGGTCAAGGCCGGCCGCTTCCCCGCCCCTGTCGCCGCCCCTGGCGGTGTTGTTGCCGCAGGTCAGCCTGCCAACAACAACGACAACAACACTGCTGCGCCCTTCCGGATCACCGACGACCCGGACAACCCCGTCCGCCATCACGTTCACCACGAAAGGGCCTGACCCATGGCACCGTTCAAGCTCCCCAAGAGCATCAGCATCCGCGATCTGAAGGACAAGAACGACGCGAACAAGGCCGCCCGCGACGCCCAGAAAGCCAGCAACAACACCCCGAAGAAGGGATGATGGACCGCATGGGACCCACGCCCGAACGCGACATTCAGGCGGTCATGGAGGCCAGCGACTACGTGCGGCACGGCACCAGCACCATGTTCGGCGGCTCCCTCCCGAACTGCACCTGTCCCAAGGCCCCGTGTGGCGGCGTCGCGGCTGGCGACGAGGACCATGACTGCCCCGAGCACGGCATGTACGACCGGCGCGAGTACCTGCACTGGGCGTCCGAATGCCCGGGCCCGTACGCGCCCGCTGTCACACCCCCGCAGTAGCCTGACCGCATCACACCCGCAGGATCGCGAGCTGGCTGCCGCGCTGCTACGGACCGAGGCCCCACCGCCACCCCCGTCGGTGGGGCCTCACCACGTCCCGGGTCTCGGACACACCTCAAGATCCCGGTACGCCCGAAATCCGTACCCTCCCGGGCAGGAGGAGGTACGGACATGGACGCATCGAAGGAACGGCCGCGCGGTGGCGACGGCCAGTTCGTGCGCTCCCTCAGCACCGCCGAACGCGACGCCCGCGCCGCCGAACTCCGGTCGAAGGGCTGGACCTACCGGCGGATCGCCGCCGAGCTCGGCTGGAAGCAGGGCGCCGACGCCTACAACGCGGTCCAGCGCGTCCTGAAGGAGACCGTCCGCGAAGCCGGGGAGGAAGTCCGCTCCCTGGAGCTGGAACGCCTGGATCGGCTGGAGGCCGCCGCCAACGAGGTGCTGGAGCGCGAGCACGTCACCGTGTCCAACGGCCGCGTCGTCGTCCTCCACGAGGCCCCGCTCCCGGACGGCGGGCCTGTCCTCGCCGCGATCGACCGCCTGCTGAAGATCCAGGAGCGCCGCGCCCGGCTCCTCGGCCTGGACGCCCCGACGAAGCAGAACATCAGCATCACCCCGGAGCGCGCCGCCGCCCTGGAGCAGCTCGTCGAGGAGCTGGGCGAGCAGTGACCGTCACCGACCTCCGTGAACGCCTCGCCGGACTCACCGAAGCCGAAGCCGACCTGCTGGAGGCCAAGCTCCGGGCGAAGCTGTGGCAGCGCCGATGGGACCGATGGACCCCGTACCCGTGGCAGATCCCCCCGGACGAGGTCGAGACCCACGGCATGTGGCTCCAGCTCGGCGGGCGCGGCACCGGGAAAACCGACGGCTGCGCCCGCTACATGGTCGCCCACGTCAACGGGCCCCCGTGCGACGACCGTGTCCCCGGCGGGCACCGCATGAGCATCATCGCCCCCACCCAGGGCGACGCCGTCGAGTCCGCGGTCAACGGGCCGTCCGGGCTGAAGGCCCACGACCCGCGCGTCGTGTTGAGGACGACCGCAGGCGGCACGCACGTCCGTTGGCCGTCCGGAGCCGAGGCCAAGCTGTTCGGGGCGCACACCCCCGACGACGTGGAACGCCTCCGCTCCGGCGGTAACCGCTGCCTGGTGTGGCTGGAGGAGGCCGCCGCCATGCGCCGCCTCGGCCCCGCCCTCACCCACTCCGCCATGGGCCTCCGCGTCGGACCGAACCCCCACTACATCGCCAGCACCACCCCGAAGCCGAGGAAGGAGATCCGCGATCTCATCGCCCGCGGCGACGTCATCACGACCAAGGGCCGCACCCGGGACGCGATCCATCTCCCTGAGATGATGCGTACCAAGCTGGTGCAGCAGTACGCCGGCACGAGGTTGGAACGGCAGGAGCTCGACGGGGAACTCATCGACGACATCGAGGGCGCCCTGTGGTCCTGGCGCGGCCTCGACGCCACCCGCGTCGGCGCCGCACCGCCGATGACCCGCATCGTCGTCGCGATCGACCCCGCGGCCAAGGGCGGCGGGGAATCGGACGAGATGGGCATCGTCGTGGCCGGCCTCGGCCAGGCGTACATCCCCGACCGCAACGGGTTCTCCCGCCGCCACGGGTACGTCCTGGATGACCTGTCCGGGCGCATGTCCCCCGAGGAGTGCATGCGGAAGGCCGCGCAGGCGTACCACGCCTGGAAGGCCGACCTGGTCGTCGCTGAGGTCAACAACGGTGGCGACTGGATCGGGCTCGCCATGAGGCAGACCGACCCGACGGTGAACTACGACACCGTCACCGCGACCCGCGGCAAGGCTACCCGCGCTGAACCTGTGGCCGCCGTCTTCGACCAGCTGGCCGCGCACGTCGTTACCTCCCTGCCCGCGCTGGAGGAGCAGCTGACCACGTGGGTTCCCGGCGACGACAGCCCGGACCGGCTCGACGCCATGGTCTGGGCCCTCACCAAGCTCATGCTCGCCCCCGCGGGCAACTACGCCGCGGTCGCCTAGGAGGACCTGTGGGACGCTTCAAGGACGTGACCGACGCACTGTTCGGCCGCCGCGCCGTCGGTGGCCTGGACACGCTGCGCGAGCGCCGCCCGATCACCGTGGCGAGCATCGGCGGCCAGCAGTCGCTGACGATCGACCTGGACGCCGAGGCCCGCGGCTACTCCAACAGCGCTGTGGCGTACCGGTGCGTGGCCGCCATCGCCGACAACGGGTCGTCGGTGCCCCTGGCTGTACGCCAGCCCGACGGGGCTGAGATCGACGGGCACCGCATCGCCCACCTTTTCAACAAGAGGCCCAACCCCTTCATGTCCGCCCGCGCTTTCAAGAGCCTCATGCTTCAGCAGGGCGAGTTGGCCGGGCAGAGCTTTATCTGGTTGGACCGCGGCGAGACCGGGCTTGCCGACCCCACCGAGGCGCACATCGTCTTCGATCAGGTCGACGTGATCGTTAACAAGCCCGTGCATTTGCGGCCCACCATGGCGGATTTGGTCGGGTTCTTGATCCGGCGAGCGGACGGCGTACAGGTGCCCGTCCTGCCCGCAGAGATGCTGTGGCTGCGGTACCCGCACCCGTTCGACCCGCTGGGCTGCCTGGCCCCGTGGAAGGCCGCACGGCACGCCGTGGACATGGACGCCTTTGCCCGCGAGTGGCAGCGCTCCAGCTATAAGAACGGGGCGTCGCCGACGGGCGTCGTCTACCTCGGGCAGATGGGCGAGACGGAGTTCAACGCGGCGAAGGCGTCGTGGCGGTCGTCGATGACCGGGCCGGCGAACGCGGGCAAGAACCTCCTCGTCGCGTCCCCGCCCGGCGGTGGAACCCCTGTGTCGTACGCCCGGGTCGGGCTGACGGCTGAGGAGATGGATTACCTGGAGTCGCGGATGGCGAATGCGGCCGAGGTGATGATGGCGTTCGGTGTGCCGCACGACTACCTGGCTGCGGGGACGACGTACGAGAACCGGTCGGCGGCCAAGACGACCCTGTGGTCGGACACGATTAAGCCGAAGCTGGAGCTGATCGGGTCCGAGATCGACCGCGTACTCCTGCCGTCCGACACCGAAGAGGCCGAGTTCGACCTGAGCGCGGTCGACGCCCTCCAGGAGTCCCGCACGGCCGTGGTGGAGCGCACGGTGTCGCTCGTCGACTCCGACGTCCTGATGTTGGACGAGGCTCGCGCGGATATCGGCCGGGACCCGCTGCCCGCGGGGGCGGGGGCGGTGACGCTGTCCGCGTACCGGGCCCTGTATCAGCCGCAGACGACGCCCGCCGAGGCCCGTCTCGACGCGTCGGCGCTGGAGGGCGCGGTGTTCCGGGCGGTTGAGTCGGTGTTGGCGCCCGTCGTTGCGCGGATGACGCAGGTCGACGGCCCGTCGACACCCCGTCGCCTGGAGCTGACACGGGCGGACGACGACGCGCCGTCATCCCCGTCGCTGGCGGAGATCAACGAGGCATACGACGAACTGGAGGCCGCGGGCGTTCGGGCGGTGCGGGCGCTCGCGAAGGAGCAGCAGGCGCGGGTACTGCGGGACTTCGACCGGCTGATGAAGAAGCCGCAGCGGTCGTCGGACTGGCTGACCGAGGTGCGCACCGAGGCGTGCGCGCTGGCCCGCGAGCAGCAGCTCACCCTGGCCCCGCCGGACCTGGACGTGGTGCCGGCCGCGCGCGCGACGGACATGGACGTCGCGACGGGCCCCGCCGGGTGGGAGGAGCGCATCCGGGTGCGGGACCTGTTCGACGGGGGGTATTGGCGGCGTGCGACGCGGGCGGCGTTGAGGCCGTTTGTGGAGCGGGCGTGGCGGCGCGGCGCGGTGTCGATCAGCCCGTCGTTCGACCTGGACGAGCCGACGGTGGCGGACGCGCTGCGGGACCGGATCGACGAGCTGGCGGGGCAGGTGACGGCGACGACGGAGCAGGTGCTGCGGTCGCAGTTGCTGGCGCACGGGGTGGCCGAGGGCGAGTCGGTGCCCGAGCTCCGGGCCCGTATCCAGCGGGTGTTCACCAACCTCGGCGACTACCGGGCAACGATGATCGCGCGAACGGAAACGGTGGGCGGCTACTCGCAGGCGTCGTTCCTCGCCGCGCTGGACCAGGGCGCGGTGCGGAAGACGTGGGTGTCCACCGACGACAAGCGCACGAGGCGCACCCACCGCGCGGCGCAGGGCTCCACCGTCGCGATGAACAAGCGCTTCGAGCTGACCCAGTCCCGGTGGCCTGCCGACCCGGCCGCGCCCGCCAACCAGTCCATCCAGTGCCGATGTGCGCTGACCTTCGAGTTCGAGGAGAGCTGACCATGCCCGACGAGCCGGACCGTGCCACCCCGTTGGAGGCGCCCGTGCCGCCCCCGGGTGTGATCTTCATGATTAAGGAACCGCCCTGCGAGCTGTGCGAGAACAGCCCGTACCGGTGCATCGAGCACAGCGAGGAGTACTGACGTGGCCACTCTGCTGCGGGGCGAGGTCCCCGTGATCCTCCAGCCCGCCGGGACCACCCAGTACAAGGGGGCGTACTGCCCGCCGGGGGTGCCGTTCGCCGAGGTGCGGCGCGGCCCGTTCGACGGGAAGGCCGACATCATGGCCCGCCCGGACGCCGACGGTGAGTTGCCCCGGCACATGACGTTCGGGAACGGGGCGGTCGTCTACGAATACGACGGCAAGGACGCGAAGGGCCGGGCAGTATACCGGTACGCCCCGCTCCTGTCCCCGTCGCACCGCGCCGTCATGGACGGCGTCGCCGAGGTCTACGCCGACAACGCACGCAAGGGAGAGCAGCGATGACCGAGCTGGAATTCCGGTCCCTGGAGGACATCGACTGGCGTCTCGACGACGGCGCCGACGGCACGTTCGAGGGCCTCGCCTGCCGCTACGGCGTCATCGACTCCTACGGCACCACCTTCCACCCCAAGGCGTTCCGCAAGGGCCTCAAGGGGAACTACGCCCTGCTGTTCATGCACAGCCCCTACCAGCCGGTCGGGACGTTCAGCGCCGAGGAGCGGGACGACGGCCTGTACATCAGCGGCCGGTACGACGACACCACTGCCGGGCGCGACGCCCGCACCATGGCCCGCTCCGGCAGCGCCTCCGAGCTGTCCGTGGGCTTCGTGCGCACCGACCTCCCCGACTGGAAGAAGCTGAGCGAGATGAGCGACGAGGACCGGGAGGCCACCCTAGCGAACATCAAGGGCGCCCGCCTGGTGGAGGTCTCACAGATCACCGCCCGCATGGCGGCCGTGCCCGGGTCGAAGCTGAAGACCGTGCGTAGCGCCCTCGGGGACCTGTACGAGCAGGTCGACGCCCCGACCCTGCCCGAGCCCGCCGCGCCCCCGGCAGACGAACGGCGGATGGCCGACCGCCGCCGCCGAGGTGCGCTGCTGCGCCTGGGGTCCTGATGCCCGGCAAGCGCGGATTCCGCAGCAAGGCCCAGTGGCGCATGGCGTTCGCCCGGAAGATGCCCTGGGCCCGCCGCTGGGCCAACCGGTCCCGCTCGTACAAGTCGCTGCCCGCCCGCCGCCGACGACGCAGGTAGACGCCCGTCGCCTGTCTCGGACACACCTCCCCGACAGGCACTTGTGGAATCGATCTACTCTCCCCCCATCTGATCCGGGCGCTCACACCGGACGTAAAAGCCGTGAGCATGCCGGGCGCGATCCACCGGCCGTGAAAGACGGACCGCAGACACCCAGACATCTGGGCGGCTGCGAGCCGTCCACAGGCCGAAAGGACTCGCGGTGAGCAACTTCGCGAAGATCCGCCCCATCGGTCGCCGCCGCGACGGACGACCGATCTACCCCATCAAGGGCGGGGCACCCACCCTCACCGAGCAGCGCGACGAGATCGCCAAGCTCCTCGCCGACGAGAACTACGACGGCGACATCGACGAACTGCTTCAGCGCGCCGACAAGGTCGCAGCCGACATCGAGCAGGCCAACCAGCGCGACGCCCGCCTCCGCGCGCTCCGCTCCGCGACCCTCCCGGCCGGTGACCCGCAGCCGCAGCCCGGCCAGCGGCAGCAGCCGGGCATGCAGCCCGACGACCAGGGCCAGCCGCACCCGGTGTCTGCCGCTGAGGCGTTCGTCCGGTCGAAGGCGCTGGAGTCGTTCCGGGCCAACGGCAAGCAGGGCAAGTTCGCCGTCGAGCACCGGGCCGCCCCCGCGGGGACTGTCACCACGGGCACGCAGCCGCAGCAGAACACTCGGGTCCCGGGGATCATCCCGAACAACCCCGACTTCCCGCTGCTCGTCGCGTCGCTCCTGGACCGGCAGACATCGGACGGCACCACCCTGGAGTACATGCGGGACACGTCCGGCCCGCAGTCCACGTGGAACAAGGCCGCGGTCGTCGCCGAAGGCGCAGACAAGCCTATGTCCGGCCCGTTCGCCTTCGACCTGATCACCACCACCCTCAAAACCGTCGCCCACTGGGTGCCGATCACTCGCCAGGCTGCGGACGACAACTCCCAGCTCATGGGCTACATCAACGGCAGGTTGACGTACGGCCTGGAGTACAAGCTCGACCGGGAGATCCTCACCGGCAACGGCACCACCCAGATGCAGGGCATCCTCACCACCCCCGGCATCGGCACCTACCAGCCCGGCGTCGGCAACACCGACGTCAAGCTGATCACGGTCCGCAAGGCCAAGACGCAGGGCGAGCTAGCGCTCTACCCGCCGACCGCCGTCGTGATGAACCCGCTCGACTGGCAGGACATCGAGCTGGACGAGGACAACAACGGCCAGTTCCGCGTCATCGCGAACGTCACCGACCCCGGCGCCCCCACCCGCCTGTGGGGCCTGACCGTCGTGACCACGGTCGCGATGGCGGCCGGCACCGCACTGCTGGGCGGCTTCCGGACCGGGGCGACGCTCTGGGAGCGGCAGGGGATCACGATCCTCATGACCGACTCCCACGCCGACTACTTCACCGCGAACACGCTGGTGATCCTCGCCGAGCGCAGGGCCAACGTCGCGGTCCACACCCCGGCTGCTTTCGTCCGCATCACGTTCGCTGCGGCGACCTGATCCACGACCCCTGACCGAACTCACGTGAGGAGTGGCCCGATGGCCGCACGCACATCGAAGGACTCGGCTGGCCAGCCGGAGGAGACGCCGGCTGCGACGGTCCGAACGCAGGAGTACGCCGCGGGCACCGGCTGGGACGTCGGCCAGACCGCTCCGAAGGACGCGTTCCGGGCGCTGGGCGGCGAGGGCATGACGACCCCTGTCGGCCCCGTGGTGCACGAGCATCCCGGCGGGTATGCCCGGCAGATCGTCACCAAGGGCGGTCGTGTCACGCAGGGCGTCCGCCGCGAGCTGGACGCGGCCGAGCGGGACGGCGAGGCCTGACCGATGGCCTACTGCTCCGTGGACCAGGCGCGCGACGCGGGCTGCACCGGTACGGACGGTGAGGTCGCCGCGTGGATCAGCGCTGCCACGGAGCAGATCCACCGCTACACCCAGCAGTTCTTTGAGCCCACTGTGGCGGTGGTGGTAGCGGACGTGGCGCCGGACGGGACAGCCCTGCTCCCGCGCCGCGTCCGCTCGGTCACAGCTGTGACGCCTGTCGTCGCTGGTGACGACGCCCCGTCGCTCCCGTCGTCGGCGTACCGGGTCACGTCGGCCGATGTGCTCGGTGGCGTGGACGCGGTGCACCTGCGGTGGGGCGGCTACGACGATCTGATCGTCGGGGCCGAGTCGTACAACGGCGGGTGGCGCGGGCTGTTCGACCGGTGGGGAGCCGAGCAGGCGCGGGTGGCTGGCGAGTTCGGGTATGCCGAGGTGCCGCCGTTGGTGGCCCAGGCGTGCGCCCTCCTCGCCGCGCACATCCAGGCCGCCGCGGCCCCGTCCGATGCGGACAGCGCGGCCGCCCCCGGGCTGGACGTGGACGACGAGGGCAACAACGTCCGCATCGAGAACGACGACGAAGAGACGACGCCCGTCGCCCCGTCGGCATCCACCGGATCGACGCAGGTAGACGCCCTCCTCGTCGGCTACCTCAACCGCGGGCACTCGCTGATCGGCGGTATCTGATGGCCGTCTCCGGCAGCTTCACCATGGACTCGCGCCAGTTCGAGCGCGGGCTGCGCCGCTGGGTCGGCCGGCTCAGCACCGAGTCGAAGCGCGCCGCGGACCGGACCGGTACGCGTGTGCAGAACGAGGCGCGCCGCCGGGCGCCGGTCGACACGGGCCGGTTGCGGTCGTCGATCGTGTCCCGGTCCGAGGACCACGGGCGGACGTACGACGTGACCGTCGGCACGAACGTGGGTTACGCCGAGGACGTCGAGAACGGCACGGCCCCGCACCGCATCTACCCGCGCACCAAGGCCGCCCTGTACTGGCCGGGGGCTGCTCACCCGGTGGCGTACGTCGACCACCCGGGCACTGCCCCGCACCCGTTCCTGGCCCCGGCTATCGCGATGGCCGATCAGTTCCTGCGCGAGGAGCTGGCCCGTGCCGGACGGAGGGTCCGCTGATGGCCGCCACCACGTCCGGAGCGATCAAGGCCCGCCTCGAAGGGCTCCAGTTCGGCGTGCCGGTGTTCCGCGACGGTCCGCGAGAGGGCCAGGCCCCGCCGTTCATCGTCGTCACCGAAGCCCTTGGCATCTCGATGGATACCGCCAACGGTGACTTCGGCGACCCGGATGCCCCGCTCACCATCGTGGAGAAGGCGGCCGTCGACCTCGTCGAGACCGCCCGCACCAAGGCGACCGCAGGCACCGCGCGCGCGGTGGAGCGGTACGGGCTGGCCGAGGCCATCGCCCACGCTCTCCACGGCCACGCCCTGCCCGCGCACCCGGCGCGGGTCACCGCGGTCCGCGTCACCGACATCGACCGCTTCCCGATCAGCGACAACCGGGTCCGGGCGTCGATCACCCTCTCCATCCACCGCGAGCTGCTCCGCACGGAGGTGACCCCCGCATGACCGACATCACCCTGTACGCGATGCCCCGCGACGAGGTCCTCTCCTACCTCGGCTTTGCCTGGCCACCTACTGCCGGAGCGACGGTGGTCCGGATCGATCCGGCCTCCGGGGTCACCGACGGGAGCCTCAGCGTCTACGACACCCCCGGCCGCCCCGGGACCGCCTGGTGGCTGGTCGACGGGCTCATCCCCCTGCAGGGCGCCGGCCCGGGTGGTGAGGCGCTGGCCGCGCTGATCCCTGGTGCGGTTGTCGAGATCGTGCCGGACCCGGCCCCCGAGTACCCGCCCGTCGACAGCCGACCCGGCGTCTTCGCCACCAGCACCGAGTAGCCCACCACCCCGGGCCGGACCCCGGCACCAGGAAGGAACCGACCATGCCGCTCCAGCGATTCACCCGCGTATACGGAATCAAGGACGCGAAGATCGCGCCGCTGACGTCTGACCCGGCGTCGGGCAGCCCGACGTACGGGGACCTCATCGACGTGCCCGGCATCAAGACGTACGAGATCAGCGGCGACATCGAGGTCAAGAAGCTGCGGGGCGACAACCAGCAGCTGGCCACGAACGCCGCCATCTCCAACGTCCAGGTGTCCGTGACCCACGCCAAGATGTCCCTGGACGTTCTGGCCGCGATTGTCGGCGGCACTGTCACCGATTCGGGCACCACGCCCGCGCAGACGACGTCATGGGGTCTGACCGGCGCAAACGCCACGCTGCCCCCGTTCAAGCTCGAAGGGGTCACCCCGCCGAATGGTGTCGACATCATCGGCGGCGACGTCCACGTCGTCCTCCACAAGCTCACCCTGAGCGCGTTCCCCGAGCTGGGATTCGCCGAGGAGGACTACCGCATCGCCTCGTTCACGGCCGACGCCGACCCGCTCCTGTCGAACGACAAGTGGATCGACATCGTGATCAACGAGACCGCCGTAGCGATCGCCTGATCTCCGGGCGGGCGCGGACCTCCGTCAACGCCGTGCCCGCCCGGCCCAACGCCCCTCCAGCAGGCCGAAACCCGGCACTCACCCAGGAGACTCATCGTGACCAGCCCCGCACCCCTGACCGCGCTCGGCCGCACCGTCGAGTTCGCCGACGGCACCACCGCCCAACTCCGCTACAGCCTCGGCGCGCTGGCCCTGCTGGAACAGCGGCACGGCGGCATCGACGGCGTCCTCAAGACGTTCGAGGGAATCGACGGCACGGACAGCCTGTCCGGGGTCGTCATCGGCCCGATGCTGGAGCTGATCGGCGCCGGGCTCACCGGGTCGGGTGGGTTTGTGCCGCACTTCACCGAGCGGGTGGCGACCGTCCGCGAGGAAACCCCGGATGGCAGGAAGACCAGCAAGGACGTCCGCGAGGTCACCGCCGTCCGCTACGTGCGTGCCAGCGACCGCCGCGAGCTTGGCGACCTTCTGGACCTCCGCAACTTCGACAAGCTCGTCGAGGCCATGACCGGCGCCTTCGCGGAGGCGTTCCCTGCGGGGGAAGCGGAGGCCCCGGCGGGGGCCGCGGTGACGGACGTGACGCTCCCGGACACCTTCCGTGGGACGAGCTCTACTACCTCGGAACCGTCCCCCTCGGCCGCAGTGACAGCGCCTTCTGGCAGCTGACCCTCGCCCAGCTCCTCGCCCTGGCCGAACAGCACCGGCACGCCATCGGCGGCACAGGAGCCCAGCAGCAGACCGCAGAATCCGGGCCGGGGCTACTCAGCCTCGCCGCGATGCAGTGAACGGAGGTGACCGCGCATGTCCGACGACCCGGACCTCACAGGCCGAGTACGCCTCGACCTGACCCCGCTCATCAACGGGCTGCGCTTCGCGCAGGCGGTCACCCGCCGACAGATCCGCAACATGGTGCGCGACGCCAACCGCAGCCTCAACCAGCTGGACACGGACGGCATCCGCAACCGGCTGTCGACGCTGGCCAGCGGCATCAACCTGGGCCCGCTGGTGTCCGGGATCGGCCGGGCCGTTGGTGCGGCCGGGCGGCTTGCGGCACCGTTCGCCATGGCCGGGGCGGCGGTGGGCAGCCTCGTGCCGTTGCTGGCCGGTGTGGCGTCCGCGCTCGCGCAGATCGCCCCCGCAGCAGGCCTCGCCGCAACCGGGATCATCAGCGTCGGCCTGGCTGTTGGCGCACTGAAGATCGGCATGATGGGTGTCGGCGACGCCCTGAAGAACGCGTTCGACCCGGAAAGCGCGGAAGCGTACGCAGAGTCGCTGAAGCGCCTGGCCCCGAACGCCCGGTCATTCGTCGAGACGATCCGCGGCCTTGGCCCGCAGTTCGACAAGCTCAAGCTGCGCGTACAGAACAACCTCTTCGAGGGCCTCGGCAAGTCCGTACGGCAGGCCGCCAAAGCACTCGGCCCGGACCTGTCGTTCGCCCTCACCTCGTCGGCCGGTGCGCTAAACCGCATGGGCCGACAGGTCCTCAACACGTCCATCGGGCTCAGCGAGTCCGGGGCGTTCGGCAAGGCCCTCAACTCGGCCACCGTGGGCCTGCACAACATGTCGAACCTGCCCGCCACGATCGTGCAGGGCCTCGTCCAGATCGGCGCAGCGGCCGGCCCGGCGTTCGAACGGCTGACGCAGCGCGGCAGCAGCGCCCTGGACCGCCTGTCGCAGCGGATGACGCGCGCGTTCGAGTCCGGCGCCATGGAGCAGGCGATCGAGAAGGCCATCGATCTGCTCGGCCAGCTCGGCGGCGTCATCGGCAACGTGGTCGGCACCGTCAGCAACATCTTCGGGGGGATCACCTCCAGCGGGCAGGGACTGTTCTCCACGCTGGAGACCATCACCCAGGCGTTGGAGGACGCGACCGCGACGGACGGGTTCCAGCGGGCCCTGCGCGCCCTGTCGGACACCATGGGCGTCGTCGCGTCCACGGTCGGCCCGCTCCTCGGGCAGGCGCTCGCCGTCCTCGGCCCCGTCGTCGAGAACCTGGCCGGGCCGGTACAGATGCTGGTGACCACCCTGGGCGACGGGCTCAGCCGGGTGCTGACGGCGCTGGAGCCAGTCCTCTCCACGGCGGCCGGTGCGGTCGGCGACCTCGTCGTCGCCCTGCTGCCGCTCGTGACGCTCGCTGCGAGTCTGGCGGCGGCTGCTCTGCCTGCGCTGACCCCGCTGTTCGAGGGACTGAGCACGGTCATCCAGGAGATGACTCCGTTCCTGGAGCAGCTGGCCACGAACATCGGCTCCCAGTTGACGCCGGTGCTGGAGCGTTTGCCGGAGATCCTCGGCGCGATCATCCCGGTGTTTGAGCGGGCGGCCCGGGAGATCTTCCCGGCGCTGACTCAGGTGCTGGTGACAATGTCGCCGTACCTTGCTGATCTGGCGGTGCAGCTCGCCGACCTGGCGGTGCAACTGGCCCCGGTGATCGCCGATTTTCTGTCGTTTTCCACGGTGCTCATCAGCAAGGTGGCCCCGGTTGCGGGCCCGGTGCTGGCGGGTGTGCTCGTCGGGCTGATCGCGATCCTGTCGGGGCTGGCGACGATCCTGGAACACACGGTCGTCCCGGCCGTGCGCACCCTGGGCAAGGTCCTGTCCGGCGACTTCCGGGGGGCCCTGAAGTCCGCAGGGGTCGACGTCGGGAACCTGCGGAATGTTGCGTCCACGGCGTTCAACGCCATGGTCGGCGACGCCATCCGGAACATCGGGCGGTTCGCAGTCGAGGTCGGTCTTGGGGCTGCCCGTGCGGCCAGTCAGCTGCGCGACGGGGTAGACCGTGGGATCCAGAATGTCCGCACGCTGCTGAGCGGACTGCCGGGGATCGCCCGGGCGGCGGCGGCCGGGCTGGGGTCGGCGCTGGTGGCGGCGGGCGCCTCGCTGATCTCAGGTCTGATCTCCGGTATCCAGTCGCGGATCGGTGCGGTCAAGGCGAAGCTCGGCGAGCTGACGTCGATGATCCCGGACTGGAAGGGCCCGGCGCGGAAGGACGCCAGGCTCCTCACCCCGGCTGGACGCTCGATCATCCAGGGCCTCATCGACGGGATCACCGCGACCACCCCGAAGGTGAAGTCGACGCTGACCTCGCTCACGAAGACGATCGAGCGGGCGATCGACATCAACCGCGGCAACCGGCGGAAGGTGTCCGGCCTCGGGTCGCTGCTGAACCGGGTGGAGCGCGACAACAAGAAGCTGCTGTCCCTGGCCAAGTCCCGGGACAAGGTCGCGGCGACACTGAAGAAGGCGCAGAAGAAGCTCGACGACCTGGTGAAGGAGCGGGCAAAGGCGGCGGCGGACATCCGGGACGGGATCCTGGGTGAGGCCAACATCACCAGTGGCAACCCGCTGGTGAACAGCGTTGCCGCGATCACGGTGGGCCTCCAGCAGGCGGTCGCCAAGGCGAAGGCCTTCGGCGCGAACCTGGCCAAGTTGAAGAAGGTCGGGCTGCGCGGCGACCTGCTCGGCGACATCGGGCAGGCTGGGGTCGACGGCGGCGGGGCGACGGCGGCAGCGCTGGCGAAGGCGACGCCCGCCGAGTTGAAGCGCATCAACGAGTTGCAGGGGCAGCTTGCGGCGGCTGCGACGTCCACGGGCAACTCGGTGGCCGGGGCGCTGTATGACTCCGGGGTCAACGCGGCGAAGGGCCTCGTCGAGGGGCTGAAGAAGCAGCAGGGCGCGATCGAGAAGCAGATGAAGAAGATCGCCACCGCGATGCTGAAGGCGATCCGGAAGGCGCTCGACATGCACTCGCCGAGCCGGAAGCTGCGCGCGGTCGCTGAGCTGGCCATGGCCGGGATGCCGCAGGGCTTCGAGGCGATGCGGGCGAAGGTCGCCCGGTCCGCCGCGTCGGTGGCGAACGCGGCCGTGAACGCCGCACAGGGTGTCGCCTCGGTCCGTCCCGCGCTGCCCTACCCCGGGCAGGTGGCTGCCGCGTACGCGGGCGCTGGGGGCGGCGGCGACACCCACCACACGTGGAACTTGTACGGCAGCGACGCGACGCCGGACGGCATCCTCCACGCCCTGTCGTGGGACGCCCTCGTCGGACGGAGAGGCTGATGGCACAGCAGCGAATCGGCCGCATCCAGTGGGGCAACCTCACGTTCGGCCCCGGGTCCCGGTACCACGTCACCGCGATCGAGGGCCTCGACGACATGCCCGACATCCGGGCCGACGACATGGAACGCCCCGGCCAGCACGGCGACTACACCGGCCCCGACAACACCGGGCCCCGGGTCATCCAGCTCGGGCTCGGACTCCGTGCGGACACCCCGGACGAACTGCGGGATCTGACGCTGGCGCTGCGCGCGGCAACCCAGCCGCAGCGATCCCCGGCTCCGATGCTGCTGCTCGACCAGGACACCCTCGTCTACGGCAAGATCCGGCGGCGCAGCATCCCGTACGACGCCGAGCACCTGTGGCGCACCGGATCGGCCGCCCTGGAGCTGTACTGCGCCGACCCGTACCTGTACGGCCTGGAGGAGCGGACGGCGTCCACGACTGCGTACTCCCCGGCCGCCGGCCGCACGTACCCGCTGGTCTACGCGGGCGCCGGCCCAGCCGTGCGAAACCTGGTGCTCAACCCGTCCTTCGAGGAGTCGTTCACCGGGGAGACGACTGGGTTCGGGACGAACAACACCCGGTCCCGGGACGGCAGTGAGGCCTGGGTGGGCGGCTACTCCGTGCAGCACGCCATCTCGATCGCGTCGGCGCAGGGCGGCACGAGCTGGAACATCGAGCCGGTAGCCGCCGGGAACCTGGTGCGGTTCGGCGTCTACGTGAAGATCCCGGTGACCGGCATTGCGGCGCTGGAACTGTGGTGGCGGAACCAGACGACGACCCTGTCGACGGTGTCGGTGCTGGCCCAGGCGAAGCCGGGAGCATGGGCGCGGGTGTCCGGGTCGTACACGGTGGCGGCCGGGCAGACGTGCGACCGGGTGTCGGCGGTGGCGACGTCGTCGGCCGGGGGCGCGGCTACGTGGTGGGCGGACGCGGCCCTGGCGCACGTTGGAGGCTCGAGTCTCGCCGGGTACTTCGACGGGGCGAATGGTGGCACGTGGGAGGGCGTACCGAACGCGTCCGTCTCTTACCGCCCGGCGGGCACCGGCCGCGCGTACGGGGCGGCAGGCACGTCAGGCCGCATCGAGGCGAATAACAACGGCGACAGCCCCGCGTACCCGGTGCTACGCCTGGACGGGCCGATCGCGAACCCCTCGATCGAGCAGGTCAACACCGGCGGCCGCATCACCGTGGACGCGACCCTCAACGAGGGCGAGTTCCTGACGATCGACACCCGCACCCGGGCCGTCCTCTACATGGGGTCCAGCCCCCGCCGGTCGTGGGTGCGCGCCGGGGCCGCGTGGCCGCTGCTCATGACCGGCCGCAACGAACTGGTGTACCGGGGCACCGCGCTCCCCGGGTCCCCGGGGCAGCCGTCCCTGCTCACCGTCACCTGGCGCGACACCAGCCTGTAAGGAGAGGCCCGCTCATGACAGAGATCAACCCCCCGGCGTGGATGCAGGCGAGCACGTACCCGGCCCGCACAGACCGGCTCGTCGTCTCGTCGTTGCTCACCCACCCTGGGTTTTCGGCAGATGAGGGGTCCCCGACCCGGGTCCGCTCCGGCGTCAAGCCCAGCTACCAGCAGTACCAGCTGAAGGTGCGGGCGGCGCCCACCCCGAACATGACGGTGATCGTCAGCGGCGGCACTGCGTATGTCGACAACCGGGACACCGGCGGGGCGGGCGCGTACGTCTGCGTCAACGACGGCGACCGCACCCTGACTGTGCAGCCCGCGGGCGGGGCCGGCCAGTACCGCAAGGACTGTGTCGTCGCGAGCGTCTACGACTCGGAGAACTTGGGGTCGGTGAACGAGTGGCGGCTGGAGGTTATACAGGGGACGTACGCTGCGTCGGCCGGTGCGGCGGTAAGGCCGCCACTTCCCCCGTCCTGCGTCGTCCTCGCGGACCTGGCGATCGGCCCGTCGCAGACCAGCGTGGCCGCGGGCAACATCACCGACGCACGTGACTACTCGGTTGCAGGTGGGGGGATCCTGCCGGTCGCGTCGAGCGCGGCGCCGTCGCGCCTGCACCCAGGGCAAATGCTCTATCTCACCGACGCGGGCCGGTTCGTGTACGGAACCACGGCAGGCACCACGGCGGACCTCCTTCAGCGGGCGTGGACGTCGTACATCCCGACGTGGACGTCAGGTGGCGGGACCGCCCCGAGCGTGGGGAACGGAAACCTCAAGGGCGCGTACTGCCGTGTCGGCAATGCGGTGCACCTGCGGATCAACCTGCTGGCGGGGAGCAGCACGAACTTCGGGGCGGGTGCGTTTCGGTTTGCCCTCCCGGTGCCGGTACGGGCGGTTGAGTCAACGAGCTTTTATCACGTCGGGTCGGCCATGCTCATCGACGACTCGGGGTCAGCGAACTATCCCGGCAGTGTGTTCACTAATTCGACCATGGGGTTCCTCGGGGTCAGTTCCTCTACCGGAGGGAGCACCGCGCAGGGGAGCGCGGTCAGCGGCGTCTACCCGTTTACGTGGGCCAACGGGGACAGCCTTCACATTCAGCTCACCTACGAGGCGGCCTAATGCTATCCGACCACACGTACACGTACCTGTTCTGCGACCTGCTGACGGATGAACTCCTCGCAGAGTTGCCAATGTCGGATGTCGCCTATTCCACGGAATTGAACGGTATTGGGGTGCTGAAGGGCACGATCCCGTACTCGGACGAGACTCTGCCACTCGGCCCGGACGCCGCGTCTGTGCCAGCGCGCACCAGCCTGTACGTTGACCGGGACGGTGTCATCGTGTGGGCCGGGATCATCTGGACGCGGGAGCTGGTGCGGGGTGGCAAGGCGATCCAAGCCGCAGAGATGCTCAGCTACTACACGCACCGATACGTAAAGCAGACGCTGTCCACCGATACCAGCTTGCTACTCAACCCTGCATACGTGCCGGGCGGACAGCGCCTTTACGGCGACCAGAAATACATCATGTGGTCCCTGCTCCGATACGCCCACGCACAACCAGGGGGCGACATCGGAATCAGTATCGACTCTCTTGCGGTCAATGCCCACGGCGTCCCCCGCACTGCCACCTATTTCGGGTTCGAGCGACCAGAAATCTTCAAGGCCATCACCGAACTTGCTGCCGCTGACAACGGATTCGACTTCGGCGTGGAAACCGGTTGGACGTCGACAACAGGAGGACAGCCGCCCGCCCGGTACCGGCGGGCGGCGGCGTGGTTCCCGCGGCGGGGCCGGCCCGCCGCCGAGTCTGGGTTGGTGTTCGTGAAGGGCGGCCCCGCGTCGAGCATCGTGGACTTCGACTGGCCGGAGAACGGTGTCGACATGGCCACCGAGATCAGCGGCCTGGGCGACGGCACCGGCGAAGCGAAGGTCACCGCTGTGGCGCAGGACACGGACCGGCTGGCCTCAGGGTGGCCGCTCCTGGAGGCCGTCACCTCGTACGACGGAGTCATCGACCAGGCGCAGCTCAACGGGCTCACCGCCGCCGAACTCACCGCCCGGTCCAACGCCCAGGTGCAGCCGTGGTTCGACGTCATGGCCGATGCCGACCCGGTGTTCGGGTCGTACGAGGTGGGTGACGAGGCGCTGTTCGCGATCGAGCCGGAACCACGGATGCCCGCGGGCCGGGAGAGTGTGCTGCGGATCATGAGCATCGATGTGACCGCGTCGTCCGGGCCGGAGCGGGTCCGGCTGACGTGCGGGGCGGTGTGACATGCCGCAGCGCGTACGGGATGTGAGCTGGCCGGCCCGGCTGGCTCGGGTCGAGGAACGTCTGGCGCAGCTGGAACGCACCGGGTGGGAGCGGGACGAGCTGCCACTGTACGCGACGACGTTCACGGCCATGCCGTTCTCCGACAGCACCAGCTTCAGCACCCTGCTGGAGAACACCTTTACGCCACGTACGGCGAGCTTGGCGCTGGGGCTGACGTTCGTCGGGGACCAGGTGGCCGGGGTCAACACGGGCGGGGAGTGGCAGGTGCTGCTCGCTGGGGCGGTGGTGTGGTCCGGGCTGGTGGCCGCCACGTACACGGTGCAGTACGCGGTGACGACGCTCGATCTCCTGCCGTATCGGGGGGCCACCGAGTTGCTGATTCAGATCCAGACCCGCCGGACGGCGGGCGCCAACACGGGTGGGCGGAACGGGAACGGCGGGTCCATCGGGCTCAGCCCTCGGTTCGCACGATTCGCATGAGGAGGAGACACATGGTCGACACAGGAGGGCAGGCGCTGAGGCTGCTGTCGTGTGCCCTGCGGAACACGGGCGCGGGCTGGGGGTTGATCAGCGACGCGGGTCATCAGCCGACCGGTGTGACGGGGGTGATCCAGCACTCGGATCATCTGGAGCTGACGCACGCGGTGGGGGCAGTGAAGGTCTCCAGCATGCAGATTACGGTCGATGAGTTCTTCGCGGCGTACGGGGTGCGGTGCGGGGTGTCTGGCGGGCTGGCCCTGTCGCGGGTCTACCTGTACACGGGGTCGGCGATCACCCCGGTGAACCCGGCGTCGGTGGTCGGGGCCTCCGGGAATCTCTGGTTCACCGGGTACGTCCAGACGAAAGGGGCCTGACATGGCCTGGTACCCCGGTGCCAAAAAGCTGGAGCTGCAACCGGAGTCGGACGCCCAACCGGCGATCCGGCCGACGCAGCTCATCGTCCACAGCATCGTCGCGAACTGGACCGCGCGCCGCACCTACGAGTTCTGGCGCGACTCCACCAACCTCGAAAGCCACTTCGGGATCGGGTACGGGAAGGGCGACATCGCCCAGTACATCGGCACCGAGACCCGCGCCGACGCCAACGCCGGCGCGAACCGGCGGCCGGACGGCACCGGGGCGATCTCCGTGGAGACCGCCTCCAACTCCACGGCGACGGACCCGTGGAACGCGTCGCAGATCGAGGAACTGATCGAGCTCGGAGTGTGGGCGCACCAGCACCACGGGATCCCGCTGCGGATCTGCCGCACGCACAGCGACCCCGGGTTCGGCTACCACTCGATGTTCCCGCAGTGGTCGACGTCGGGCACCGCGTGCCCCGGCCCGGCCCGCATCAAGCAGTTCCGCGAGGTGGTGTTCCCCGGGATCGTCGCCCGCGCCACCGGCAAGACCCCGACCACACCCCCGAAGGAGACCGACGTGGCACTCAGCGACGCCGACGTGAAAAGGATCGCGGACGCGGTCGTGGACCGGCTGCTCGGCAAGGACGCGTTCGACGCGCCGAAGGACTCGGCGAACTACTCGCCCGACCCGAAGAGCAGCGCGCACTACTGGACCGGCCGGACCCTGTTCGGCGACCTCATCAACAAGGTCCGGGCCATCAACAAGAAGGTGGACGCGCTCGCGGCCACCCTGACGAAGGAGTCCTGACCATGGCCAATGCCCCTGTCGAAGCGAAGGTGAAGGCCGCGTCCACTGGCGCGTTCCTCGCCGGGCTCGCGGTCGCGATGCTGAACGCGGTCGTCGCCGACAACAGCCTGCTGGGCCCGCTGCCCGCGTGGCTCCAGGCCCCGCTCCTCGCGTTGGTTCCGACGGCCCTGGCGTGGCTGGGCGGGTACCAGGCGCGGCACACCCCGAGGAGCATCGTCTGATGCGCGCCGCGGTGGTCCGGCGGCTCCGCGCCCGGCTGGGCCGCCGCGGCCCGTTCCTCGCGTTCATGGGGATCGGCAAGGTGTGCTGGGGCCTGGGCCTCATCGTCCAACCCCCGAACCCCGCCGGTCTGGAGCTGCTGACAGGCCTGGCTCCGCTGCACTGCTGGGCGTGGGTGTGGATCCTCGCCGGTACAGTCACGTTCGGCTCGGCCTGGGTGCGGTTCGGGCAGGACCGGTTCGGGTTCCTCGCCGCGTCCGTCCCGCCCGCCTTGTGGGCGTTCGTCTACGGGTGGTCCGCGCTGCTCGGCACATACCCGCGCGGGATCTTTATCTTCCTTTGGTACATCACGTCGCACTGCGGCGTGATCTGGTGCGCGTCGCGCGTCCCTCCCGGCGGTCGTCGTGCACGCCCCGGACGGAGGGCTGTAGAGGGGAGCCCGGGTTGAACCAAGCCTGGCTGACTGTTACCGGAACCTGCCTGACCGTGGCGGGGGTCATCGCCACAGCGTGGCTGACGTACCGGGGAAGCCGTACCGCCGCGGCGATCCAGGCCGAGCCGAACCAGCGGGCCGCGGACCTGGCAGCGTTCAAAGAGATCCGCGACGACATGCAGAAGGAACTCGACGAGACGAAGGCGGAGTTGCGGTCGCTTCGGTCGCTGGTCCGGTCGTTCGCCGGGTACGTGGGTGAGCTGACATCCCAGATGCGCCTGCACCGCATCGAGCCCCCGGCGCCGCCGGATCGGGTTGCTGAGTACAACCGAACTGGAGTCTGACCCCGGCCCCCACTGCCTCGCGGCGGTGGGGGCCTTTCGTCATGCCCTTGTGGCGCAGGTCACGTGTCGTGTGCGCCCGGGGAGCGGTACGCCCGGGCCGTCCGGGCGATGCTCGCCCCATGGACCCCACCGACGCTCTGATCGCGATATCCCGCCGCTGTGTCCCCGGGTGCCGGTTCCCGGGGTGGGCCGTGCCGTCCCGCAGCGGGCACCTTGTCGGGCTCGTCAGTGAGATCCCTGCTGATCCGTGGCGGCCCTGGCAGCTCCGGCAGACGATCCGCGCGCAGACCCTCGCCGGGCTGGTGAACGCGGGCCTGGTGACCCTCGGGGAGCTGGAGCCGGTACCCGAGTACGAGGGTGGGCGGCGCGGGCTCTGCTGGGAGGAGGGGCGCACGGGTCACCGGCTGTCGGTCACCGACGCGGGGCGGGCCGCAGGCGGGTCCTGGCTCCCACTCGACCTGCCATGACCGGCGATCACCCCTCCGGGTGCCGCACGGCCCGCTTGACGGCCATCTCCAACTCCAGCCGCGACACCCCGGCGGTGGCCGCGTGCTCCCGGTACGCGGCCTGCACCGCGTCCGCCGTCGCCACGGTCAGCGCGCCCTGCTGCTGCTCCGCCCACGCCGTACGCTCCAGGGCGATCAGGTGCTCGGGGATGTCGATGTCGGCCATGGCCGGATCGTACGTCCGTGCGCACTCCCGTCGGCCACCGGCCCGCCGTACCCTGGCGTCCACGGCACCAGCCAGACGGAGGGGCACCACGATGGACGCAGACCTCACCACCGGCGAGCGGATCCGCGCCCTGCGCGAGAGCCGCGGCATGTCCCGCCCGGTCCTCTCCGAGCTGTGCGGGCGGGGCGTGGAGTGGCTGAAGAAGATCGAGTCCGGCGAGCGCGAACTGACCTCGCACCCGCTGTTGCTTCGGCTCGCCGCCGCCCTCCAGGTCGCGGACCTGTCCGTCATCACCGGCACGGACACCCCGGCCGCCGCGGCGACGGCGGTCCCGCTCGGCCGGCTGTCGCATCCGGGGATGCCGAACATCTGGTCCGCGGTCATGACCCGCTCGCTCACACCGTCGGCGGCTGGCCCGGTCGACCCAGCATCGCTCCAGGGCCGGGTCGACCAGACGTGGCGCCTGTGGCACACCTCGGCGCACAACCGGACCGAGGTGGGCGCGCTGTTGCCGGACCTGATCCGGGACGGTGAGCACGCCGTACGGACGCTGGACGGCGACGCGCGGCGGCGGGCACAGGTCGCCCTGTCGGACGTCTACCGGCTGACCGGTCAGGCCACCGCCTACGTTGCGCCGGCCGAGCTGGCGTGGGTGGTCGCGGACCGTGCGCTGTCGGCCGCGCAGGCGGCCGACCAGCCTGCGGCCATAGCGGCCGCGTCCTGGAACCTCGGGAACATCCTGCGGGAGACGGCGTACCCGGAGGAGGCGCTGCGCGTTGCCGAGGAGGCGGCCGCCCTGATCCGCCCGCACCTCGACGGGGCGCCGGAGGACTGGCGTGGGATCTACGGTGCGCTCCAGCTGCACGCCGCGGTCACCGTCGCCCGTGAGGGCCGGGAGGGTGACGCCTGGCGGTACTGGGAGAAGGGTGACCAGGTCGCGAAGAGCCTGCCAGCGAGCTACGTGCACAGTTCGACCGTGTTCGGCAGGGCGAATGTCGACTTCCATGCGGTCAGCGTGGCCACCGACCTGAAGAAGTCAGCGCGGGCCATCGGCTTGGCCGACGACATCGACCCTGACGTGATGCCGTCCGTGGAGCGCCGGGCCCGCCTGTGGGTCGAGGTGGCGCGCGGGCATCTCCAGCGCGGCGACCGTACGGCCGCGCTCCACGTGATGCAGATGGCTCACCGAATTGGCGCGGAGACCGTGCAGTTCACCCCGTCGGCCCGGACGGTGGCTGCGGACCTGTGGCGGTCCGCGCCGCGGGCGCTGCGCCCGGAGGCGGCCGCGCTCGCCGTGAACGTCGGAATCGCTACCGCCGGGTAACAGGTACAGCTTGGGACACAGGTACAACCTGTACCTGTTCTCCCTTGCCAGGCCCCTTACGGTGACGTCCCGTCATCCACGTAGGGGGCCTGATGTCCGTCATGACCTGGCACGCGTCACCGTGCCGCGCAGCGTTACCGACCGGCGACCCGACCACCGGCGAGGTACGCGTGCCCGTCGCGCTGTACGACCTTGACGCCCTGCAAGCGGAGATTCCGCTCGTGCTCGCACGCTCGGAGGCCGAGGCGCTACGCGACCACCTCGACATGCTGCTCGCCGGGACGCTCGTCCCCGTACCCGCCGGGGGTGCGCGGTGACCGGGCAGGTGCAGGCCCAGGCCGACGCCATGGAGCGGGCCGTGCAGACGGCGTACTCGGCGTTCATCAAGCACCCTCAGCTGTGCGGCCCATGCCGCAAGGAGGGTGCCGACTGCCCGGAGGCGGCACGGCTGCGGCAGGCGTGGCGCAACGCGCGAGCGGCGGTGGCCGCATGATGTGCGACCGCTGCGACCAGCCGATCCCCCCGGGCCAGGAGGAGCGTGTGCCCGGGGGTGGTGCGTCCGGGGCGGGCACCGTCGTGGTTCTGCACCGAGTGCTGTGCCGCCGGTCCCCGTCGCACGCCGCCCCGTACCCCGCGGGCCTCGGCCGGTGATGCTCCCGCTCGTACCGGAGGCCGGCGGCGGTCACGGTCCGGGCGGGCCTGACGGCGGCCCCTGTGCCTCGCGCGGCAGTGGGGGCCGCTCCTCGCGGACGAGGTGAGCGAGGGGGACGCCGATCGCGTCGGCGATGCGCAGGAGGCTGTCGAGGAGCGGGCTGGCACGGCCCGCCTCGATGTCCTGGTAGGCGGACCGGTCCATGCCGGTGCGCCTGATGACGTCCTGCTGTGAAAGGTCCGCGTGCAGCCGGGCGGCCCTGATCTGGGCAGCGATCCGCCGTCGTCGTTCGAGGAGGCGAGGGTCTGCTCGCACGAGGTCCCTTCCACCCAGATGGTGGAGTCGTGGCACAGGGAGCGCCCCGCCCCCATATCCTGGGGGCGGGGCGTCTTCGCTCTTGTGAGGATCAAGTACCCGCCAAAGTGGGCAGATCCTAGGCCAAGCGCCTTGCCTTAGTTTGGTCCGGCGATGCCAGCGAAAACGCAGGTGAGAACAGCGCTCAGGGCCGTACACCTTCTAAGCGCTTGGCCGCAGGTTCGAGTCCTGCCGGGGGCGCACGTTTTTCCAGGTCAGAGGCTGTTTAAGCCCTCCGCAAGATCACTTGCGGAGGGCTTTTTCGTTGCCTGGGAGCGCGCTTTGCCCTGTTTTCTACCCTCGTTTTGGGCTCCCCGTCCCACATACGTCCCCCACTTCGAGGGATATTCCACGGTCAGCCTCCAGCCGCGAGAGAGTAATGCCTGGTCAGAGCCGTTCTGATGGCCCATCGGGCACACACAGAGCGAGCGTCAAAGCGGCGCCTGCTCTGTTCGTGGCCGCTGCCTCAGGCTGCTCCGTCGGCGCTCCCCGACGTGGCACGCCACCGAACCACGCAGATCGCGGAGCCAGCGGCTGTGCATCGGCCGCTTACCCGGAGAACGGCTTCGGCCCAGGGCCCCGCCGGAGACGAGCCTCACCCCTCGTCGTCTCCCCCTTCGGGTTCCGTGGTCAGCCCCGCCGCGTCCACGAGGTCCGGGGCCGAATCTTTGTCCGTCGTGCTCGCCTGCTCCTGCTCCACAGTTGGCCCCGCCGTCGCTCCTGTTGAAACCTCATCACTCTGTACGACATCGGGAGGACGTATGCCTGAGCCAGTACGGCTAGGGCCGGAACATCGGCCTCGTCCGGCTTCCCAGGGCAAGAGCGCCCGGGCCTCGTCCGTTTGGCAGCCGAGCACCGCGATCTCGAACAAGGGTCGGGCTCCAGGCGCTGGCGCCTGCCTGCGAGGCGAGGTTGCCCGCGCGTTGACCCCTGGTGGCCAGGGGGTCGAGAACGGGCGACACGGCGTTGGTACCGGGGCGTTCCGTGGTACTGCAGAAGACCCGGTCCCCCGATGAGGCCCTGCCCTGCGACGGGATGGTCTGGACCCAGAAGCCGGCAGGCTGGCCGTGCGGCATGCCGGGGTCCACCAGCCCCCATCACTGCACGGACTCCCGCCCACCGCATCCTCGGACGCGCACAAGATGGAGTTCGTCGTCGAGCCAGCCTGCGGGGGCGGCCCGTCCGGATCAGATCCCGCTCGATCCGGCCGCCCTGCAGCCACCATCAAAACAGCCTGCTGTTCTATGCGTGAGTGATCTCGCACGACGCGACACCTGCCGCAAGCCACGCTCCCACCGTGCGCACAGCGGAATTGACCTCGGCCGCATTCCGCCCGCCCCTCATACACGGGCCCCTCCCGTGGGCGGCGAGACCCTGGAGCCGTACACCGCCATGTGGTCATAACCGGCCCCGCACCCGCCCCGCCCACCAGCAGTCGGGGAGCTATGGCGCTCAGCTGTGGCCAGGCACAGGCGAGACCGCGGGTGAGTTCCGGCGAGCTACTCGGGCCCTGTAATCAGGGCGATCCGACTACGGGTGCGACTGACGGGGGTGGCCTGCTCGCCGTGCTCGACCTCGGCTTCCTCGACGGCAACCGCCTATCGCGCCGAGAACCGGCCACGATAGATGTCCGCGGACTCGGACCCTTCCGCGAGCAGCCACACCGCCCCGAACTGGCCCTCCAGCATCAGCGAGCCGAACGTCTCCAGCCGCACCTTGCCAACGTTGACGCAGGCGGCGCAGGGCGCGACGAGCAC